AATCCCTTTGGTAGCCTAGAAAAAGCCTTGTGTTGCTAAAATCGATTGTGTTCCTACTTATTGACAAAATTGTATATATTTAAAGTTTTTTGTATACTTTCTTATTCAAAACTTGCTTGATACTATATATTGTTATATATTTGTATATCTATATTGGGTTGATAGTTGATAGACAGAGGGTAGTAAATAATCGAATGTGTGCTAAACCAATAAAATCTCTCGTAAAATCTTGAAGGTCAACCCATTTTACTAATCTTAAAATATAAAAAATGAAGAAAAATTTAGTTTCAAAGAAAAAAAAGCCTGCTATCAGCGGTAGTTATTTTAAAATCCCACAAGAATTGAAGGACGACGCAAAGGTATTTGCTATTAAGAACAAGAAAACTTTAACAGATTTAGTTTTAGACGGGTTAAAGTCTCAGATTTATGGCTAAGTCAGAGTATAGAATACAGCAAGAGATTGTGATTTGGTTCAACAATGAATTTCCTAAGCTACGTGGTACACTTTGTTATAACAACAACAACTCAGTCGGTGGTTATCGAGGCAAGGAGAATAAATTTCTAGGCGTTATAAAGGGTCGTTCTGATATGGTTTTATACTTACAAGGAAAAGCCTATATGCTTGAATTAAAGACAGATAAAGGAAGGCAATCACAATCTCAAAAAGAATGGCAAGAACTAATGATTGAGCAAGGTTTCGAGTATTTTGTCATTCGTTCTTTGGATGATTTTAAAAAATTTATAAGCAATATTGAGTATATCAGAGGCAATGAGCATTTGTTTTCGTAACGATACAATCGTTTTTCCTGTTATTTACGGCAAGGAATTTAGAATACAGGTTCAAGAAGGTAAGAAAAAACCTAAAGAATATAAAAAGCTAGTAACTCAAGGGATTGAGACGAACGAGGCAATGAAAAAAACATATATTTATCTAGCTAAAAAGTTTTTAGAGAAAGATAAAGATAATAAATAAAAAAAAATTATTACTTTTGGAGAAATATTCCATTAGTATGGCATTAAATATTATTGAGAGATTACGAAAGTTGACATGGACGAGAGACAAGTCGGGCAACAATTGGTATATAAATAATAAAAGTGCGGGATTTGGGGGTTATGAGAACAAGACTAATTTAGGGATAGCACAAGACCATCCGATATTAACACCCGCTTTACTTTTCGTATCTAAACTCTTTAGCCAAGCTAAGTTTAAGGTAGTAAATAGAGATACAAACAAGGAAGAAAAAGGACATTGGGTTAGTGAATTACTTGAAAACCCGAACTTATATCAAACACAATCAGATTTTTTAGAGACGTTACATTTTATTCAGATAGCACAAGGAAAAGCTGTCGGGTATCTAAAAAGACCTATTGGATTTTACGAAAACGAGGATATTGATTCTATTTATATTTTAGATTCTGATTTGATAGAGTGGCCATTAGAGGTAGAAGACTCTAACTATCGCTCTCCTATGGTTTCCAAAAATTCAAGAAAAGCATTAGAGTCAAAGGAAATAGTTTACGATAAGAAGGGCGAAAATTTAACGATAAAAATAAAAGACCTTGTTTTCTTTTACGACCTTCCTAATATGTTAAATAAGAACTTTTACGAGACGGCATCTAGGCTTGATGGTTTAAGACAGACCTTGATAAATACCAACGACTCTTTAGTTGCTAAAAACATTATATTAAAAACAAACGGTAAGGAAATTATAAGCGGTAGCAATGAAATGTTACCATTGGCGGGTACTGATAAACAGAGCGCAGAGAACTTACTACAAAATAACTACGGCTTAGGTGCTTTCCGAAAAAGAGGAATTGTTACCAACGCTAGTATAAATTACCAATCTTTACATATCGCATTAAGAGACTTAGGTCTAGATGAGTCTGTAAAAGTAGACGGTAATTTGATATACACGGCTTTACATATTCCTAAAGATATACTTTCTCTAGAAGCTAAAAAAACTACCTATAACAACTTTAAAGAGTCTATGGTTTCTTACGTTCAGAACGAGATGCAATCAAGCGTCGATTCTCTCTGCGACGTTTTTAACAACTTGATATCTGATAAAAATCTAAAGTTGGTAGGTAGTTATGAGCATTTACCAATAATGCAGTTCATTTTAATTGAAAGGTACGAAGGTATTAGTAAGAAGGCTAAGGCATTAAACGATTTATTAATAACGGGAATACCTAAAGAGGTAGCATTAGAAATGTGTGGTTTTGACAAAGATTTAAAGCTAGAGGAGATTCAAGTAATCTCTTCAAGTGGTAACCCAAACCCTAAAATAGAAGGCAATGAAGAAACCGAAGAAAATATTGAGTAAAGGAGATATAAATAGAATTGTTAAGGCAAGAGATAAAGAATTTAAGGATAAAAAACTTATAAAAAAGACAACGTAATGAAATTAGATATACCAAATTATAGCACAAAAAAAGAGTTGTTGGATTTTTTAGTTCTAAACAAAGAAACTTTAATCACTCAAAAGAAAAGTGCTATTAAATTAGCCGACGGTATTGCCTCTAACACTTTAGTTGATAACAATTTTAAGGTAGGAGATGTTGATAAATCAGAAGGTTCTATTCAAGATATTTCCGAGATTAAGGTAAAAGCTGTTATTAATACTACAAATATCTTAGACTCACACGGAGACGTTCATATACCAGGTCTTTGGAATAAATCCTTAAAAGAGAATAAGAGGATAATGCATATACAGGAGCATCAATCGAGTTCTTTTAGTAAGATTATCGCAAGTGGGGATGATTTAGTAGCGTCTGTGAAAACAATATCTTGGAAGGAATTAGGTTTAAATGCTTTAGGTAACACTCAAGCTTTGATTTTTGACTCTACGGTTAAGGAGTCTAGGAATAAGTACATGTTCGAGCAGTACAAGGAAGGTTTCGTAACAAACCATTCAGTTGGTATGAGGTATGTTAAAATGGAACTAGCCGTAAACGACGAAGACTACGAAAAAGAGAAGAATTTTTGGGATAAATACATTTCTCAAATAATAAATAAGGAAGATGCGGAAAATTTAGGTTACTTTTGGGTCGTTACTGAGGCGAAAGTTATCGAAGGTTCAGCAGTTCCAATGGGAAGTAACCCCGTAACACCAACAATAGAAAGTAAGTCCGAGCCATCTATCCTTGAAATGATAGGAAAAGTAGATACTCAAGAAAAAGCCGCAGAAAGCACTTTTAGTATTATGGACGCTATTAATAAATATAATAATTAATTAAAACATCAAGAAGATGAATCAAGCAGAATTTGATGCCCTAATGGGTAAAATCGAAAAGTCTATCGGAACAAGTTTAGATACTAAACTAAAAGATGCTTTCAAAGAAGTAGACCCTTTAGTCTTAAAGGCTATTAATGACAATTCAGAAGGATTGAAAAGTACAATCAAAACTTTAAAAGACGCTCAAGTAGAGCAAAGCAATGTAATTGAGTCTTTAAAAGGAAAATTGAACGGAAGCCAAAAAGAAATGTCTTTCAAGCAACAAGTAAAACACTTGTTAACTGAGAACAAAGACAAACTTACCGCAATGAAAAACGGGGATTCTAAGACGAATATCCGCATGACTATGAAGACGGTAGGGGATATGACTTTAGGTAATAACATCGTAGGCGGTGCGCAAATACCACAAGCCGAACGTGAAGCGGGTATTACTAGAATTGTACGTAGAAACCCTTTTATTTTAGAACTAGTTAACGTAGGTTCGATTACCTCTAACTTATGGGAATGGGTACAACAAGCTAACCCAGAAGGAGATGCGGCAATGACTCCCGAAGGTGCTAAGAAGGCTCAAGTCGATTTCGATTTAGTTCTTGCAAGTGCTGCAGTTCGTAAAGTAACTGCTTTTATCAAGGTTTCTAAAGAAATGTTAGACGACGTTCCTTTAATGGAATCAGAAATCAACCAAGAACTTACTGAGGTTGTTAATTTAAAAATCGATGGTCAATTATTGTCGGGAGACGGTTCGGGTCAAAACCTAGTAGGTTTATTAGCGAACGCTGTTCCTTTTACACCAGGTAGTTTTGCTACGGGTCAAGTAAACGAGGTTTTTAACCCAAACAATACTGATGTATTGCGAGTAGCTTACAATCAAATTGAGGTTGCTTTGTTTAGACCAAACTATATTTTAATGCACCCTTCTGATATTACGGCTATGGATTTAGCTAAATCAACTGACGGTCATTATATTTTACCACCTTTCTCTACAAACTCTAACACGGTTGTAAAAGGTATTCCAATCGTAGCTAACGTTGGAGTTACTGAGGGAGAGTATTTAATGGGAGACTTCACAAAAGCGGGAGTGCGTTTTAGAGAAGGTTTAGTATTCGATATCGGTTACGAGAACGACGACTTTACTAAAAACTTTGTAACTATTTTAGCAGAGGCTAGATTAGTACAGAGAGTTAAATCTAATCACTACCCAGCGTTTGTAAAAGGTACTTTTGCTACTGATAAGGCTTCAATAGAAAAAGCTTAATGGGATTTTTTAAAGACAATACCGTTGAGGTAAAATTCAACGGTAAATCTTTTAGAGTTTCGCAGGGAGTTGCGGATTCTTTAAAAAAAAGCGGAAAGCTAGATAAAGAGCCTAGAAAAACAAAAGCTAAAAAGTAATGAGTAATTTAATTGACGCATCTTAT